CAATTTACACTTTAACACCAGTCCAATTAATTCAATTATTTTTTTAAATATTTTATAAAAAATTGATTAAAATAATATTATTATATTAATTTAATCATACTAACAAAATCATTTTATAATAAAAAAATTATACAGTCTCATTGAATTTTTTATAAAATTAATTTTTATAAAAAATAATAATATCAAGAATTCATTATCAACAATTAATTATATATCAACAATTAAAATTTTTTTCCTGATTTTTTTCTTTTTATCTTTAACCACTTTTATATCTTCTACATTTACCTTTTGATTAATATTATGAAATTCTTTTGACAATAATTCTTTTAAAAATTCATATATTTTATACAATACATTTTCATCACACATACCTACTATTAATATACTTCCTGTTCTAAAAACCATAAATGATACTTCAATAATATTATCATATAAATGTTTTTTTGATTCTGGAATTTTACTTCCTGTTTGTATCTCTACATTTGGATTATAATAAAATTTTGATTGAATTCCTGGATAAGAACAAGGATCGTAAATACTTTGAATATTATAATTGTATTTAAATAATTCATGTAATTTTTCTCTATTTATATAAAATCCACAATTAAAATTTGAATTAATTAATACAGTTATACTTTTTTGATTATATTCTAAATTTATACCTGATGTAATAAATGGACCTAATACATCAATAATTCTACCTAATATTAATTCATATGTATCATCATTTTGAACACCAGGAATCTCTATTTTTCCTGTATTAAATATTTTAATATGATATTCTTTATAGATTCCATCTAATTTTATTCGCATTATCATAACAAAACAATTATAAAAAGCACTCTTCTTTTTAATTCTATAACTAATTATATCCTTTTTAGATATACCCACACTAATTTTTCTTATATCTTTAAACTTAATTCTTCCTGTTGGATTTTGAATACTTGTAATAATTTGTTCATCAAAATATACTTCTTTTTGTAAATTTTCTTTTATACTATTCAATTCTTCTTGAGTAGTTGAATTGAATTTCATTTGCTTTTTTATAATTCCTTCATTTGGAATACAATATGAAATAATATGAATTCCCCAAAATGTACGATTTAAATCAATTGGTTGATTTAAATATGCAATCTTTGATTTTGTAGAAATATATATATCTGAAGCAATGGGTGCATAACCTTCATGTTCAACTATTTTTTCAGGTAATTCCACTTCTTTTTTTTTCTCTATTGAATGATATCCAAAACAATTAGGCAATGAATCATTATGATGGATATCCATTTCTACATCAGGAACATTTTGATTTAATAAATAACTTTCCCATTCATCGTCTATATTTAAATCGTTCATTTTAATATATCTTTGTGTGAATGTTTCTATATTCTTTAAGTTATTTTAAATCAATTTTTTAGATAATTGAGTATATACATAACCAATATAATGATTATTATTACAAGACTGATTATGCATTATATTCTCTATTATGTCTAATAATTCTTTATTTATTTTTTCTTGTTTGAAACGTATAATATAATTTATAAAATATTTTATAATATTTTTTGTATCAATATTATAATCAATACTTATTTTTCTTATATATTCTATAAAATCATTCAAACTATTTTCTTTTAATTTATTATTTATTATCTTTATATAAATATTTTCTAAAGTTTCATTATTTATTATTTTATAATCTGCTGTAAATACATCTTGATTTGTTTGCATATAATTAATCATACTTCTTATATCCGATTTATACAATTGTTGAATAGATTTAATTATTTTATCATTAATATTTAATTTCTCTACATAAGCTATATGTTTTAAAAATACATGAATATCATCTTCTGGTAATTGATTAAATCTTAATTTTAAAAATTCATTTTGTAATCCATCATCTATTCTACTTATATAATTACAAATCAAACAAAATCTTACTGAAGGTGAATATTCTTGTAATAAATATTTTAATGCTTGTTGAGCATTTTTTGTCATGTAATCTGCTTCATCCAATATTATAAATTTCATTCCTTCATTAAATAATGGTTTTGAATTTACAAATTGACTTATTTGATTTCTTATTATATCTACTCCTCTATCTTCACTTGCATTATTTTGTATAATTAAACTTTTTGTTTTAAAATTATGTCTTTCTTGATATTCATTAACTAATGCAATCACACTTGATGTTTTTCCCACTCCAGGTGGACCGTATATTAATAAATTAGGAAAATATCCTGTATCTATTATATTATTCATTATTTCCTTGTTTATTGGATCTAAAATAATATTCATTATTTTTGTTGGTCTCCATAACTCAACCCATGGAATACTCATTAATTATTAATACCAATAATTTATAAATATTAATAATTATAAATAATAAAATAATAAAATTGATTCAAATATATAATATAAATTTTCATTACTTAATAAAATGGTTGGATATCTTGAATTATTCATTGGTCCCATGTTTTCTGGAAAAACCAGCAAATTATTAGAAATATATAAACAAAATATCTTTTGCAAAATACCTATTATAGTAATTAATCATTCGTCAGATATAAGATATCATAAAACAGATTTAAGTACACACGATAAAATAATGATACCATGTATTCAAACAACTCATTTATTGGATATTTGGAATTATGATAACTTGGAAGACCCAATAGATGAAGATTTGATGAATATACATTTTCAATTTAGAGAAGCAAAAGTTGTTTTAATTAATGAAGGTCAATTCTTTCCTGATTTAATTCAATGCGTTGAAGAATTATTAAAAGAAAATAAAAAAATATTTATTTGTGGATTGGATGGTGATTTTGAGAGAAAAAAATTTGGGAATATATTAGATTTAATTCCTTTATGTGATAAAGTAACCAAAATGACTTCTTTGTGTGGAATTTGCAAAGATGGTACGCCAGGAATATTTTCTCTACGTTTAACAAATGATAAAGAACAATTTCTTATAGGAAGTGATAATTATATTCCAGTATGTAGAAAATGCTATGAAAATAATTAATATATAAACTAAATGGTTAGGTAGAAATAAATATGTTATATAACCATCTAAACTATAAAAACATTTTTTTAACTTAGGATAGAGAAATACATTTGAAGAACATGAACAAAATATGATGGAAGGAAAAGAAATAAAATAAATAGTTTAAAGAAAAAAACAAAGTATATAAAAATGTCTACTAAAGAAAAAATTTCACGTAAAAAGACAACTGATGTATCTACAGAAATTGTCTGTAAAAAAAGAGGTAGGAAACCCAAAGGTGGAAAAATTATTAATCAACAAAGTATATCTGATTTAGATAAATCTTTAAAACCAAATGTGATTCTTCATTTAAAATGTTCTTTAAAAGATTTAACTGTAGTAGGAGACTATAATTCTAATTTTACAAGTTCAAAAATAGATCCTTATAATTGTGAAATGAATAAAAATGAATATAAATATGACGAATTTGACACTGAACAAAATATTATTTTAACAAATACAAATGATAAACCCTTAAATGTAGAGACAAAAGAAATATGGAAAAAAATAAAAATTTTGGAGCATAATTTGCATAATAATATTTCTGATAAAAAATCAGCATGTTTTTGGTGTACATGTGATTTTGATAATCCTTCTATTTTTATTCCTAAATATCAAATTAAAGATACATACCATGTATATGGTTGTTTTTGTAGTCCTGAATGTGCTGTAGCGTATTTAATGGAAGAAAGTATTGATTCTTCTATTAAATTTGAACGATATGCATTACTTAATAATATATATTCAAAAATTTATGAATATAATAATAGTATTAAACCTGCTCCGAATCCACATTATATGTTGGAAAAATTTTATGGAAATTTATCTATTCAAGAATATAGAAATTTATTAAAAAGTCATCGGTTATATTTAATGATTGATAAACCATTAACAAGAATTTTACCAGAATATTATGAAGAAAATGATGATTTTATTATTAATCATAAAGTGATTCCTTCTAGTAATATTCAAACATTAAAAAGATGTTCTATCAAACCAATTATGGATGTATAATAATCATTATTATGAATAATGATTATTTAAAAAATATGAATATGAGTATTATTTGTATAATCTGTATTTAAATTATATATATTTCTAAAATGATTTGATAATAAAAGAGTACAATTCACTCTATATTTAGCATAAGAATGAATGTCATATATGTATAATTTTTTTAATAATTTTGGATGAATCACTGTTCTCCATATTTTTGCATAATTTATATAAAATTCAGTCAAATATTTATTTTGCTTAGTTCCATATATTTTTTTATCTATTAATATTTGTATCAATGTTTCTTCAGCAAGTTGGAATCCTGATATATCTGCAATATTTTCATTTAGTGTTAAATTTTCTCTAATTTTAAATTTATCATGTTTTGCTATTTCTAAATAATACATTTTAATATTATTTTGTATATTTGTATATTTTATATAATCTTCTGGTTCCCACCATTTTTTATAATTTCCATTTTTATCGTATAAACTTCCGTTATTATCAAATCCGTGAGATAATTCGTGTCCTATTATGGTTCCTATTGAAGAAATATTATAGTATATTGATTTATGAATATTTACAAATGGTGGTTGTAATATTCCATTTGGAATTACGATTTCATTTCTATTTGAATTATAAAAAGCATTTACTGTAAATGTGTTTATATTCAACCATCTATTCCATACATTTGTATTTGGGGTTTTATTATAAAAATTTTGAATAAAATATTTATTTTTCCAAGAAAAATATTTCTCTACATTTTCAAAAATATTATCAGTAAATACAATACTTGGATCTGCAATCCAATTTTCTTTTGTTCCAATATATACTTTTAAATGACTACATTTTTCTAACGCTTTTTTTATTGTTTCGGATGATAACCAATTATTTTTTTTAAGATTTGTTATAAATGTATTTAATAATTCTTTCATTATATATTTTGTCATTTGTATTTCTTTTTTATTTTCATAATGTTGAATATATAATTTATTCACAGATGTATTCATAATAGTAGTAATAATACTAATGGCTCTTTCTTCTTTAGAAGACATTTTTAATTTCTTATCAATGATTGAATAATCACGAAAAATATTATATAATTTATTATGAAAACTACTTGATAATATTAATATATTATAAATATAATATACTAATATATCATTCCAGTGTTTTTTCATTAAAATCATGGATTGTTTTATAAATTCTGGATTTTCAACAATAAACGTTTTTGGTATTTTGTTGAATCCAAGTTGGATTGCTAATTCATTAAAATCTAGAGAAATATTTTTACTTGTTTTTTTATTAAACACATTATATATTTTATCAGTAGTTCGTTCCATTGAAGATGCATATAGATATTTACACATTTCTTTTTGAATATCAATTATAATTTGTAAATTATATTCATGATTTTCTCCAAAAATACAAGAAAATAATTTATTCAAAAAATTATTATATTTTTTCATAAATTCTCTACTATTTTTACTATTTGTTGTAAAATTTTCAGGTTCATTTATTGTAATTATTCCTGATTCTTGAATATATAAACTATATTTAGAACAATCCAATTGATCATTAGAAATATTGATAGATAATAATTGACTTATTTTTTTTTTCATTAGCCCATGCAATTAATTTATAAATTCCTGTATTAAAATCCAATTTCATTATTTCTTTTAAATCACGAACAAGTAGAAGAATATAATTTGTTATAATATAATCTTCATTATTTATATATGACTGAAATAAATTATTAATATTTTTATCATTTTTTATTAATTTATTAATTATTAATTCTTTTATTTCATTCGTTATTTTATTACTTAATATCTCAAAACTAGTAATATATGGTTTATTTATTGTTTGTGTTTGATGTGAATGTATCCAATCATTATTAATATATCCATAAAAATCTGTTTGAATTTTATTTTTTCTAGTCAATTGTTTTTTTTTATTTATTTGATTTCTTTTACTCATATATAATACCTTATATAATTATATAATTTAAGAATTTATCATATTGATTTCTTTCTCTAGTTTTTCATTTTGTTTTTTATTAAATTCTTTAATAGATGAATCCATTTGTCTTCTTAATTGACAATATATTTCTTGTTGTAATGATTTTTTTCTATTAGATTGTGGTTGTAGAGAAATACCCATATATTCTTTAATAATATCATTCATATTATTATTTTGTAATTTTTCAATACATTCTTCTCTACTATAATTAGTTTGACGCATAATTATATCAATATGTTCGTCCATATTTATTATAAATGTATATTTTATATATTAAAATCATACGAAAAGAAATAAACAAACCGAAATATTGTTTATTTTTTCATAGGAATAAAAACGCCTTTGCCGAAGGCAGAATAAAAATTTCTTCTTTGGGGGTGTTTTATTATTAAATGTAATTTTTATAAAATATAATTTATATCAATATATATAATGATATGTATGCCTGCATTATTATATTTATTATTATGTACTATTCAAATTATACTGGATTTTATGAATGGATTATATAATACAGCATTTGTTAAAATGATAGTTACTATTATTATTACATTTTTCTTGAATATATTATGTGAAATGGATTTAGGGTTTATATCTTGGATCATTGTTTTAATTCCATTTTTATTCATGACATTAATTGTTAGTATTATATTATATGCACTAGGATATGATATTGCAACAGGTAAAACTATTCAACCTATAGAACAAGAACAACAAGAACAATATTATTTACAAACAGGATATACATCACCACCTATTCCACCTAAATTTTTACCTGAAGTGGTAACTACATTTCCACCCAATAAAAATCCACCTATTGAAGAAAAAAATATATATTTAATTTCTTATAATCCAAATCAACAACAATTACCTATCCCATATCCAGATATTCATGTATATAATCCACCAACACCACCAACACCAACACCACCAGGTCCAACACCAATACCACCAGGTCCAACACCAATACCACCAGGTCCAACACCAATACCAGGACCACCACCAACACCACCACCAAAACCAACCCCAACACCACCACCAAAACCAACCCCAACACCACCAACACCAATACCAGGACCACCTGAACCAACACCTGGACCACCACCAACACCACCTCCAAAGCCACCTGGTCCAAAGCCACCTGGTCCCAATCCACCTGGTCCCAATCCACCATTTCCTCAAACATGTTCTATAATTGGCAATAATAAGTATGATCCTTATTGTCAAACTTCATCCATAGTAAACTCATCTTGTGATTCAAATTGTGGTACTAAGATTCCAGGATTAGGAAATGTATGTTGTACATCACAATGTTGCTCAACCAACAGATTGTCATTTAGTCCTTTTGATTAATAATAATTATAATAATATAAATAGAATTATTTTTATAATAAAAATGAATTATTTTATAAAAGGAATTTTATTTGGATGTAGTTTTGTATCTACATATTATTTCATATCTTTATCCAAAGATAAATATAAGGAAATATTATCAACCATTTTTTATGAAACAGTATTGTTTTATAGTTATGTAGAGATAAATGTTAAACAAAATATAAATTTAATATATAATTTTCCTATAGTAAAAGATAGTATTTATAAAATAAACATGTACATGTTTAATGAAGTTGATATAATAAAGAGTAATTTTGTATTCAAAACATGTAATTTAAAAGAAGTTGCTATTTATAATCCAGAATATTTTGATTTTTTTATATATACAGACTATTATACTTTAAATAAAATAATAAGTAGAAATGTAAATATTTCTCTAGATGTAGAGAAATGTGATTACAAATTTCATCTAATAACTATAAGTATAAGTAATTTTCAATTAATAGATGATGAAAAAACATTTATTATTCAAATAAATAATTATTATATGGTAAATAATATAATAGATAAATATTTCATTTGTTTTTTAATATATAAAGAATATAAAGTGTATATAGATCCAATTATTGTAAATTATAAAATAGAATTATTAGATCACGAAATGAATTATAAAGTAATTACAGAAAAAGAAGAAATTGTTTTAAAGAAAGATACATATTTTATAAAAAAAGATGAAGATGCATTATTTAAAAGTGATGAGAAAATTTCAAATAATATGAAATTTGTAAATGATGAAGATTTTGAAGTTCTAAAGTATTAATTATCAATATATTTAATATAAATATATTGATATTATAAACATATATTCATGTTAAATGTTGAATATCATTCAACAATGAACAAATGGACAATATGGGCACATTTGCCACATGATACAGATTGGACAATAGATAGTTATAAAAATATATTTACTATTTCTTCAATAGAAGAAATGATAACAATTACAGAAACCATTCCAGATACATTAGTTAAAAATTGTATGCTTTTTATTATGAAAGAAAATGTAAAACCAGTTTGGGAAGACCCTTTAAATAGAAATGGCGGTTGTTTTTCTTATAAAGTAGTAAATAAAAATGTTTGTGAAGTATGGAGAGATTTAACATTTGCGTTAGTTGGTGAAACTATTAGTTCAAATGAATCTTTTGTATCTTCTGTAACAGGAATTACTATTTCTCCAAAAAAGAATTTTTGTATAATAAAAATTTGGATGTCTAATTGTAAAAATCAAAATGCAGCAATGGTGAATCAAGAAATAAAAGGATTAATTTCTCAAGGATGTATTTTTAAAAAACATGTTCCTGAGTATTAATATAACAACTATAAGAAATAATTATCAATACATCAAAATAAAAAAAAACATCTATCTCCAAATATATTTGATAAAAATTATCAAATATATTAATATAATATTAATTGGATTTAGTATCACCAATAATCCAACCGGTATAACCAGATGCACCTGTAACACCCTTTATATAACCAAAAGGACCAGTACAACCAAAAGGACCTGTATAACCCTTATAACTATTATGACCTGTATTACCATATAGTATTAGATTACCAACTTCTCCAGTATGACCAATAGGTCCGGTTTCAGTATAACCAACGTGTCCAGTATAACTAAATTTTCCAGTATGACCAATAGGTCCGGTTTCAGTATAACCAACTTGGCCAGTATGACCAACACGGCCAGTATGATCAATAGGTCCAGTAATGCCAGTATAAGTTGTATTCATAGGTAATACAACTTATAATATTGTATTTAATATAATATTTAATATATTATTTAATTATGACAATGACATATTCCATCCTCTAAATATAATTTATATATAATCCAATTAGGTATAGGATAAATAGGTGTAAAAAATAAAGGATTATTTCTTATAAAGTCAAAAATAATAATATTAGTATTTTCAATAAAAACTTTATTTAAATTTTTATCCATCATAAATAATTTATTATTAGTATTTGAAAATTGAATATTTAAATTGTGATATAGTTGTTCTAATGTATCTTTTTTATAAACAGAAATCCATTCAGTATATCCACAACATTTCTCTATTTCAAAGATATAATGATATTCATAATGAATTCTCATAAATTCGTTTTGTTTTATTTCAAAACTCATTTGATTCAATATTTAATATAATTTTAAATTCATTATGGTTTAATTTTAGATAAATGGTTTCCACATCTTTTAAAAAATTTATGTAATTCAACAGGATCGGCACCGGTTACCATATCATTAGGAATAAAATTTTCATTTCCTTTATAATAACATAATATAGCAGGAATTCCATTAACCATTTTCTTGCTTTTAAGAAAAGCATACAAGTTAAAACATTGGTCTACATCAATATCTGCACATAAAACATTGTTAGGTGAAGAAGCAAAAAACCCATCAATGACAGGAGCAATTTGTTTACAAGGACCGCACCATGATGCCCCTAATTTTATAATAAATAAACCAGGATTAACATTTTTTAATATTGCATAAAATTTATCTCTATGTTCAATTTCAGTAATGACTTGTTTTGTAATATTATTATTACTAATTTGTTTCATAAACATATATTTATAAAAAATTATAATGAGTTAAACTTATAAATTATTTTTAATAATTTGTTCAATAAAAGAAATATCTATTTCTGGTAAAATAGCGTGTGATTCCCAGAAATATTTACAAAAAGACCAAATAAAATCACAATCTGTTGGATATAAATGTGAATATTTCATTAATTCTGTTTTAATATTATTGGGAATTAAATATAGAGAACTATGAGGTACAACATAACATAATTGTGTTAATTCATTTACAGCAGTAGTATTTACAATAAAATGAATATTTTTAATAGATTGTTTACCATATTTTAACAAATCACTAAACAAAGGTGGATAATGATATTTATATTTCCATGTCCAATCAATACAACCTTTTGAATAATATTTCATGTTCCATACTAAACCTTCTAAATAATTATCAACAATATTAGAAATTGGTTCTCTACTATTTTTATAAAATAGAGTACGATAATATCTTGATTCCCAACCTTCTTCTTCAGGATTAATAAATTTTTCAATATCTCTATCATAATTAGGTAATAATTCTATTTTTTTCCAATTATCATTTATTCTAGAATAAGAATTTTCTTTAATATTACGAAGTTTGTATTCTTCTTTAAAAAAAGTTTCTTCGTTTGTAGCCAACCATTTTATAAATAAAAAAAAAGATTCCCAACAAATATTTTTTTCAACAATAATTGTTTTATCAGTATTACCAATTGTATTTTTATATGCACAAAGAATTTTTTCAATACCATTTGTTCTAATATTTACAGATGGAAAATGAGGCATAAAATCGTTTCCTAATAAGAAGCAAATAAATATATAATCATCTAATCTATTAATTGAATTATGCAATGAATAATGATTCATATTTAGGGAAATTGATTGAGAAAGTAGAGATATATCCATTAAATAATCTTGATTGGGTTCTAATTCTTCTTGTATAGATTTAATAAATTCAGGAGTTTCTCTATATAAATAAATAGGATTTCCAATATACAAATGATTAATAGATAACATTATTAAATCTGCGTCTAATCCATAAATAACATTTATATTTTCTGTATGAAAAGTACAATTACGAATATAATCAAATAATTTATGTTCTCCTTCACCGATTTCATTAGTGGTTGAAACGATAATTTGTTTTACATTAAAAATAGATGGGTCATTAAAATAATTTGTTAATTCATAATTTAATTCGTTCATAAATTGTGTTCCAGGTGTAATTTGACATGTATCCCAATTATTATCTTGTGATGGATGAATAGAATTGATTAATTGATTTTGATAATAGGATTTAAATCGTCGTTGTCGTTGTTGTTCTAATTTTGCAATAGGTGCGACACCATCAAAAGCAATATAAACCAATGTTGTAGGAGAAATAAGTTTGATATATTTACAAATTTGAGAAATAATTTTTGTAATAATATTTTTATTGTTAATTATTTTATTTTTATTTTTTGATTGAATTGTTTTTATTACATCATAAATAATAGAGTTGCAGTCAAGATAAAAATGTGTTGTTTTAATATTATAAATATTCAATGGTTTTATAATATTAAAATGATTTTTAACTATATATGAAAAATAACTTGGAATACCCATTTCTCTATATTATATAAATATATCTTTATATAATTATTATATTTTTATAAATTAATATTATTTATAATATATGAATGTTACTGATGATGTAATTAGATTAATTGATAAAAAAATAATATTTTTTAATAATATTATTCAAAGTACAATTTTAAACGCCAAAGTCAATAAAATAAATAATATAATTTGTGAAAGTGAATATGAAACATGTTTTAATTTATTAAATGGTATAATGCAAAAAATAAATAATCTAATTAATTTAATAAATACATGTTTAAATAAAGAAGTATTTATTAATCAATTACAAAATATTAATAATGATTTATCAGGAATAATAAAGATATATGGTACAGATTCATTTGAAAATTTATTAATTGTTTGTTTTGGTAGTCAAAAATATATAGAAACAGAGAATAATTTATTAAAATATGAATTATTAAAAAAATATTTTCATCCAACAGGATATAAAGTATTAAATTTAAATAATGATACATCTAATTTTCATTGTAATGATATATTATTAACAACAAATCAATTTCATATAAAAGTGTATGGTATGAAAGTATATATTCATAATACATCAATAAATAAAAGTATAGTTGTCTATGGAATAGTAGATGATGTTATAATTTCTCTATTAAATGATGCATTTATAAATGAAAAGATACAAATAATAAAAAATAATTTACCAACAGATTCATTATTTTTATCAGATTCATATCAAAAATATTTTAATTCATTATCCTTGAAAGAATTATTTATATATGATCATGAAGAAATTTATAATAAATTTATTGGATATAATTATTTATATAAATTATTAAAAAATAAAACATTAAATAATATTATTAAAGAATTTAATAATGGTGATTTATATTCAAAAAGAAATACATTATTATTGTTAATTTATAATAGTGAAGATTATGAAAATGTATATATTGCAAATATATTATATGATTTATTAATCAATGATGTGAATAATATTGATATACAAAATAAATTATATAATTCATTACCATTAAATATAAAACAAAATTTTAATGAAATTATGAAAAAGATTGTTGAAAATACAATAGATACAAATAAAGATATGAATTCAGTTTCATTAGAAAATAAAATTCATTTATTAAAAGTAAATGATAATGTAAAAGAAAAAGCGTTTATTAAATTAAAAGAAGTAAAATCCAAATCGGATGATTCTTGTAGTAAAGCAAAACAATATTTGGATGGATTATTAAAAATACCATTTGGTATTTTTAAAAAAGAACCAATATTAAATATTATGAATGTAAATCGTTGTTTGATTAAAGAGTTGGGGATGATATTAAATAAATATGAAGAACTAAATTATACGATTCCAATAAAAGAAAAATATACAAGTGTAGAGATAAATTATCATGTAAAAAATATATCTGAATTATTAGAAGATAAAGTATTATTTAAAATTACAGAAAATGAAATTAAAACAATAAAGAATTATTATACAAAAGGAGATAAGACAGAAATATTAGAAAATATAAATAAAATAAATGATGTTGTATTAAAAATAGCAAATAATGAAGTAAATTATAGTAAAATAAAAAAAATTACAATTCATAATTATAATAATAAAGTATATACAAAATTAGATTTAAAAAAAGAAATTAATTTTTTTATAGATGAAAATATGAGTAATTTATTATTAATGTTTCATTTATATAATTTAGAAAAGCGTTCTAGTTTATGTAATAGTAAATACGAATCGTTAATAACAATATTAAATAAAATAAAAAATAATTTTGATTATATAGAAAAATATTTTGTAGCGATTAAATTATCATTAGACAAATCTGTATATGGACATGATAATGCAAAAACAGAAATTGAAAAAATAATAGGTCAATGGATAAATGGTGAAAATAAGGGATATTGTTTTGGTTTTGAAGGTTGTCCTGGTGTAGGAAAAACATCATTAGCGAAAAAAGGTATTGCTGATTGTTTAAAGGATGAAAATGGTGAAAGTCGTCCTTTTGCATTTATAAAAATGGGTGGGGAAAGTAATGGAAGTACATTACATGGTCATAATTATACTTATGTAGGTTCAACATGGGGTTCTATTGTTCAAATCTTGATGGATAAACAAATTATGAATCCGATAATATATATAGATGAAGTAGATAAAATAAGTAAAACAGAAAATGGAAAAGAGTTGATAGGTATATTGACACATTTATTAGATTTTAGTCAAAATGATTGTTTTCATGATAAATATTTTAATGGGATAAATATTGATTTATCAAAAGTACTATTTGTTTTATCATATAATGATCCAAATTCAATAGATAGAGTATTATTAGATAGAATTCATAGAATTAAATTTAAGCATTTGACATTAAATGACAAGATAATTATAGTAAAAAAACATTTATTGCCTGAGATATTAATAAACATGGGATTAGACAATATGATTGATTTAAGAGAAGATACAATTAAATATATAATAGAGACATATACGTTGGAACCTGGTGTAAGAAAATTAAAAGAGATAATATTTGATATAATAGGAGAAATAAATTTGTGTATATTTAAAAATACATTTCATGTAAAATCATTTCCAATAATATTGGAAATGGCAGATATTAAAAAATATATGAAAGATAAACATGAATTAATACCTCAAGAAATAAAAAAAGAAAATAAAATAGGTAGTATTAATGGAATGTGGGCAAATGAATTAGGTCAAGGAGGAATATTACCATTATATGCAAAATATTATCCTAGTAATAATTTCTTGGAATTAAAATTAACAGGGTCATTGGAAAAAGTAATGAGTGAAAGTATTCATGTTGCAGAAACATTATCTTTTTCTCTACTTTCTCAAGAAAAGAAGGATAATATTTATAAAGAGAAAAAATCGTGTGGTATTCATATACACGCTGCAGAAGGTGCAGTAAGTAAAGATGGTCCAAGTGGAGGTGTTGCATTGACTGTATTAATATATAGTTTAATGAATGATTACAAAATAAAACAAAATTTTGGTATAACAGGTGAAATAGATTTAATGGGAAATGTATGTGAAATAGGAGGATTAGATATGAAAATAATTGGTTCAATAAAATCAGGTATAACATGTTTTATTTTCCCTAAAAGAAATATAAAAGATTATGATAAATTAGTAGAGAAATATAATAATTCAAATATTTTGGATGACAAAAAATTTTATCCGGTTGAAACAATTCAAGAAGTATTTGAATTAATTTATGATATATAATAGTATAATGGCTGAAACAGCAACACAACCAATAACCACTGCTTCTATAATAAATACGAATACAGGAATATTGTCAAAGAATATGATAGATGTAATAGTATACTATTCCCCTATTATATTGAGTTTTTGTGTATTGATAATTTCAGTGTTTTATCAAACATATCGTGGATTAGTATTTTTTATATTTGTTACATTTTTTGGTATAATAAGAAAAATATTATTTTCATCAATAAAAGTAAGTAAAAATAGTGAAAAATCTGGATGTAGTCCATTTAATGTTTTTCAAAATACAAATACAGATGGTTTTACTGTATTTTTTATTACTTTTGTAACAGGATATATTGTTGCTCCCATGTTTATTTATAATATTTTCAACATTTATGTTATTGCATTTTTAGGAATATACATGGTAATTGTAATTTTATTTAATCAAAGAGATGAATGTAGTAATATAACAACTTCTATATATAATGTTATTTATGGAATAGTAAGTGTTGCATTAACAATAATTATATTAATATCTGCTGGATTATCAGGAACATTATTTAGTGAAGATTTAGTGTCAGATGCAACAATTTGTTCAATGCCCTCTAAACAAACATTTAAATGTACAGTTTATAAAAATGGAGAAATAATTAGTTCTTCAACAACAAATTCAGGTTATTTACCAGCAACTAATTAATATTAAAAAACATGTGATTTTTTAATAAAAATGATTTACATTGTTTAATAGTAATGTTTCTTGCAAAACTATCCGTCATTAATTTATGATTACCACGTACAGTATAAACATTGACAAAATTATTATATGCATTAAATAAACTTTGATTTTTATAAGCGTTTAGACCCATAACATTAAATAATTCTTTATTTTTTTTTTTATTAACTACATTATGAAAAATATAAAATAAACTTTTGAAATCATTTTTGTTCTTGATGTGTTTAAAATTAACTTTAGATAAAAACATAGTAGCATGCATAGAACAATCTGGACAAGGTAATGTTTGACAAATTTGTTTTATTAAATAGAATGTTTGAATTCCAATATTATTGAATTGTTCTTCTTTAATAGATTCAATAAGAATATGAATAAATCTCCAAATAATTGGTCCCCAAATGGTTGGTGGTGACATATTATAAATGATAATAATATAAAAAATATTATAATTAATATTATAAATGTATGTTGTAGAAGATAATATTAATTTTTATGATGAGATAAATAAAGATGATTATGATAATGAAGATGATAACAAATGTCTAATTACATTTCAAGATTTAACTGAAGATTATGTTGAATTAAAATGTAAACATAAATTTAATTATGAACCATTATTTAAAGATATTTTGAATCACAAAATAAAGTTTAATAAATTAGAGAGAAAAACATTATTAACAAATGAAATTAGATGTCCATATTGTAGAACAATACAAAAAAAATTATTGCCTATGAATGAAATGTTTCCAAAAATTCATGGTGTAAATTATATTAATGATGAAGTATTGTTGTTAAATAATAGTCAAAAAGATTATTTGTGGATTCAATCTAATTGTGAATATTCTAAAGAACATCCATTAAGTAATAAAATGTGTGAAACATGTAATAATAAAACAGTTGCTTATATAAATATATTTAAATTATACTTGTGTATAGAACATAAAAATGAATATCATTATAATTATTTATTACAAAAACAAATATTAAAAAAAGAAGAAGAAAAAAAGATAAAAGAAGAGAAAAATTTATCCAAGAAAAAGGAAAAAGAAAATATACCTAAATGTTCAAAAATTATAAAAAATGGAAATCAATGTTCTTATAAATCAGTAAAGGATGGATTATGTACAAAACATTATAATATATTCAACAAGAATAATTTATAATTTTATTATTTAAATATTTTTAAATAATAAATAAATGTCAACTGAAAAACTAGATACAAAAGATGAATTAATACAAAGAATTAAAGAGTGGTTAAAAATAGACAATGACATTATTCGTTTAAATAAAGAAATGAAAGAATTAAAGAAAAAACAAAAAACATTAACCAATTCGTTAGTCAATGTAATGAAAATAAATAAATTAGATTGTTTTGATATTAATGGAGGAAAAATATTATATAAAAAAAGTATATCCAAAAAACCTATCAATTCAAAAATGTTATTAAATACATTAAAAACATATTTCTCTACAAATCCTTCTACTGCAGATGAAGTTGCTGAATTTATTTTAAATAATAGAGAAAATGTTGTTAAAGAAACCATTAAAAGAAAAATAGATAAATAAATTAAAATTTAAATAATAAATATATTTTTATTTAATGATTAAAGAAGATATAAATAATGATATAAATGAATTATATCATTCATTGAATATACCAAATTGTGGATTAGTTTATAATTATCCTGGATTAGAATGTTTAAATGAAGATTTTCCAACTTCTTTAAAAGAAAATAATATTATTCATATATGTGCATATAATATAAATACATTACATAAATATCCTTTTTTACAATATTTTTTATATAAACCTTATAATGATATTTCATTTTCTTTTCCTACTTTTATTTATAAAGATGATATGGATTTATTGACAAAATCAATGTCTGTTATTAATGTATTATGTTCTTCTTATTATAAAGATACTATTTTCAAGTATAAAGGATTTATAAAAGAAGAAGAAGATATATATTTATTTTTTGATTGTAGTCATATGATAATTGATACTGTAAAAATTACTGAATACAATGATTTATGGTTAGTTATTATTGATGAAATTATCAATTACAAATGTGTTTGTAATTATCCAATTGATGATTATATAATTGATTTATTTTATAATTATGAGAAATTATGTTATTTAACAGATAATGAAGAAAGTCATTATCAAATGCCCATAATTGGATATTCTACTTGTGATATTAATAAAATAGATTTTGTTGCAACATTTGGAATTCCATTAGAGAATGGAATCTTAGGAAATTATTATTATTTTACTGATTACACAAATTCATTCAAACCAAATTATTTAAAATATGGATTAGTTCGTTGTGTTATTTTTAAAGATAAAACGAAAATAATATATGATGATAATACTAATGTAGTATCAGAAAAAATTAACGAATGGAATAATAAATGGGATTTATTATTTGATAGTGTATTATGTATTACAACAGAGAGTTCCAATATAAAGAAAAATATATGTGTAATTAAAAATTATAATCAATATTTTGTATTATCAGTTCATGTAAAAAATAACTTAAGTAGTCTTTCTAAAAAATTAATATAATAATAATTATAAATGAAATTATCAAAAATTACACTTATAATTATTATATTTATATTTTATTTAATTTTTTATTA